GCCGCTCCTGCTCGTGTTGCACCAGTGGCAGCACCTGTTACTGATGACGAGCCACCTTTTGATACTGATGATGCACCAGCCGCTGCGCCCAAAGCAGCGTCAAGTCGTCGTGCAGAAGACATTCTGGCAATGATCAAGAATCGCCAAAAGTGATTGGTCATTAATATAAATTACATTATCGTAATTTAATAAATCAACTAAGATACCACTTTACAGTGGTATTTTAGTTTTTTACATAGAGTAATAAATGTCAAATCAACTGATAAAATTATCAAAAGTGGGCGATTCTTGCACGATATATCGTTATGATAACGGGTGGATGTTGGAAATTACTGGGCGTAGCATGTCCGGGGAATGGAAAACTTTAAAAATAATCTGTGCTTCTGAAAACGAACTTGTTGATTTAATTAAAACGTACAATTTAACTGAACTGGATAATTGAAATGCCAAAACCTTTTGACGTAAGCAAATTTAGAAAAAATATCACTAAGAGTATCGAAGGCCTTAGTATAGGCTTTAATGATCCAACTGATTGGATCTCAACAAACAACTATGCATTAAACTATCTTATCAGCGGAAACTTTACCAACGGTATTCCCCTGGGGAAAGTTACTGTATTTGCAGGCGAATCTGGCGCAGGCAAATCTTTTATTTGTTCTGGTAATTTAGTGGCCAATGCACAAAAGCAAGGCATCTATCCCATCCTAATTGACTCTGAAAATGCACTTGACGAAAAATGGCTGCATGCTCTAGGAGTTGATACCAGTGAAGACAAATTGCTTAAACTAAACATGGCCATGATTGATGATGTGGCAAAAATGGTCAGTGAGTTTGTTAAAGAATATAAAGCATTACCTGCGGATAATAGACCAAAGGTATTGTTTATCATTGACAGTTTGGGAATGTTATTGACCCCCACTGACATTAATCAATTCGAGGCTGGCGACATGAAGGGTGACATGGGGCGCAAACCCAAGGCACTTGCTTCCTTGGTTCGCAACTGCGTAAACATGTTTGGCAATTTAAACATTGGGCTAGTGTGCACAGCACATACCTATGCAAGCCAGGATATGTTTGACCCAGATGATAAGATCAGTGGCGGACAGGGCTTTATCTATGCTAGTTCTATTGTAGTGGCAATGCGTAAATTAAAGTTGAAGGAAGACGAAGACGGCAACAAGATCTCTGAAGTTAAAGGCATTCGTGCAGCCTGTAAGATTATGAAAACACGCTATGCTAAACCGTTTGAAAGTGTGCAAGTCAAGATTCCTTACGAAACTGGTATGAATCCCTACAGCGGACTGGTGGATCTATTTGAAGCAAAAATGTTCTTAAGCAAGGATGGTAACAGCTTAAAGTGCAGTCTGTCTGATGGGACTGTAATTAAAAAGTTTCGCAAAGCCTGGGAACGGAATGAAGATAATTGCCTAGATCAGGTCATGGCCTATGTGATGACCAATCCACATAAATTGGTACAGTCTGTGGATGCTGACACCGCTGTGGCTGAATTAGAAGAAGAATAAGCATAAACTTGTAGTAGGCTATATAGTAGTGGGCAATAGTTGTTGTCCACTACTTCGTATCTGCGAAGATTAAACATATCAAATGATTAAAGGATTAATATGAGCATTGAAATTGATGTTTTAATAGAAACATATCAAACATTAAAACAGTATATTGTGCAAAAAGATCGCCAGGAAGCCAGTGACAATTTAATGAGTATTCTAGTTGACATGTTGGACGACGAGTCACTCAAAGATTTTGGGTCAATTGATCAGTATACTAAGCATAGTTATCAAGAGTATGCAGCCGAGTCCGACGAATTGGAATACGAAGACGACGATGAGTGAACATATACGTGATGATTATTCGATAATTTTAAAATTTTACTTTAACTGAATACATAATGTGGTATAATCGAGTAGTGCAGGACCTTGGGAATATTCCGGCATTTATTGACTTTTACGAAAATGAATTGCAATTTGCAAAAGTTGAGTGTGGCATCAAGGGGCATTTGGAAAGAAATATAGCCTCGTTGCCTGGGATAACCGAGCATCGTTTTAATCAGCTTCAGGAAATTGAAGCTGTGCTACAATTTTTGGGCATACAGTTAAGAAAAATACGCAAAAAACATTTCCAGAAATATCTTGAAAATTATGCCCGTGCACTGACTAGTAGAGATGCTGAGAAGTATGTGGACGGTGAAGATGAAGTCATTGACTATGAGACACTGATCAATGAAGTTGCATTGATGCGTAACAAGTGGTTGGGCCTTATGAAGGGCCTTGAAAGCAAAAATTTCATGTTGGGGCATGTGAGTAGGCTTAGGACTGCTGGCATGGAGGACATTACGTTATAGGATTCTTATATGAAAATAGTTTTAGTTACTGGTGGATTTGATCCAATTCACAGCGGACACATTGAATATTTTAAATCGGCTCGTGCACTGGGCGACATGTTGATTGTTGGTATTAATAGTGACCAATGGTTGACAAATAAAAAAGGTCGTCCTTTTATGCCCTTGGTTGAACGGCAGGCAGTTATAGAAAATTTGTCCATGGTGGGCAGATGCGTCACATTCGACGACAGTGACGGCTCCAGTATTAATGCAATCAGGACGGTCAGAGAGATGTATCCTGATAGCACGATTATTTTTGCCAATGGCGGGGATAGAACATCAACTAACATACCTGAAATGTCCTTTAAGGACGAAAACCTTATTTTTAAATTTGCCGTGGGCGGCGATGACAAGCGAAATAGCTCTAGTTGGATCCTGGAAGAGTGGAAAACTCCCAAGACAGTCAGACAGTGGGGTTGGTATAGGGTATTAGATGACAAACCAGGCTATAAGGTAAAAGAACTAGTAGTGGAGCCTGGTAAAAAATTAAGCATGCAACGGCATTCACATAGATCAGAGCATTGGTATATACTCAAAGGGCGATGTGATGTTGTAACTGAGTTTAATAACGATCTGGTTACACTGGGGAAATCAGCCAATGACTCTTACATTATTCAGCAAGGGATCTGGCATCAGTGTCAGAACAACAGTGATGCACCCTGTCATATTTTAGAAGTGCAATATGGTAATAAGTGCATAGAAGAAGATATTGAGCGTAAGCTAGATTAACCTGTGGCTGTTGATAATTCAGAGTCAGTGGCCACTGGCGTTCTGTGCGTGAAACTAATGGTTTCTACTAATCTATTTACAGTGCAGTGCAGAATTTATTCGTTTACTAGAAAAAATATTTTTTTGACAGACAATGCTAAATAAAGTATAATACAATCATGTTAACACAACGCCGTTCATTAATTTTAACAAGTACTCCGTCAGAGCAGGGCCCAGTCTCCGCTTTTTGGTGTGCCCATAACAATTATGACAGCAAACCCGAAATTAATCGGTGGCCCGTGGAACATAATGTAAAGTAGAAATACAGTTACAATATTCCAAAGGGCCCCGAGATCGAAAGACTCGGGGCTTTTTGTTTATAGTAAAGGAAAAATGAGAAATATTGTAGAAATTAAGGTTGACAACACTGAATACATTCAGTACAATTTAAGCTCGCAGCAACTAAAAGATTTAATTGCTGCAAAATTTGAGAGAGCTAGAATGTATCAGGAAGCATTGATTAGGCGAGAGGCACTATTAGTAGAAAGCCGTTAGCATCGCAAAGTGTGTATGGGGAACGCGACCCCGTGGGGCACTAAAAACATCCCACTATTAATGAGGGCGGGAACCCGGATGAGAAGGCTGTGGCGATAACACAGTTGGTAAAATGGGTTTATAATAAAGCAGATTGGTCTGGATTTTAGCAGTCTGCTTTATTATATTAAATTTTCATGATAGCACAATGATTGATTTATTGTGCCATTGACATTTATTAATGAAAATTTAATTCATCTATTATAGATGTAAATACAATATTATATCGCGGGGTTCGTATAGTGGTAATACCTTAGCCTTGAGCTAAATACAATTATGAAAAACAAATATAATTGGATCGAAGTTCAAAGTTTTTACGATAACGGACATACTATTTTGGAAACTGCTGCCAAATTTGGAATGACTAAACAGAACTTATCAAATAGTAAGTTCTTCAAATCACGCCCAAAGTTAGAACAAAAACAAATGGCGTCGGCAACTAGAATAAAAAATGGTAATGCTGGTCATTCAGAAATAACAAAGCAAAAGCTATCTAAGATAGCAATTGATAGAGAATTTGGTGGAAAGAATTATAGAAAGACTTTTAATTATAACGGAATTATATTAGAATCGTCATATGAATTAGCAGTAGCACAAGAATTGGATAAGCACGGTATAATTTGGAATCGTCCAAAAAGAATGCCGTGGATAGATTCTGCTGGTAAGCAGAGACATTATACTCCAGATTTTTATTTGCCGGAATATGATATCTATTTAGATCCTAAAAATGATTATTTGATTACAAAAGATTTAAATAAAATTATGTTGTGTTCTGCACAAAATAATGTTAAAATATATATGTTGTCTAAGTTAGAATTAACTTGGGAACATATTAGAGATAAAGCGGAGTTAGTTTAATGGTAAAACGAGATCCTTCCAAGTTCAAGTCAGGAGTTCGATTCTCCTACCCCGCTCCAAAGAAAACCCGGTTACACTTTTACGTTAACAAAGTGGGTGGGGCAGTCACCATAGAGAGCGCCAGGCACATACTGTAATGGCCATCGGCTCCGCTAACATGGAGTACCGGAAACACAGTAGGTAAGGTACAACACCTACACCATAAGAATAAATGTTGTGGACAGGGTAACAACTCGGTCCGGTGACTCTTGTGGTGAGAGGCGACCGGACACTTTATTGAAGCACACACGGTTCGCCCTCTTGGAATGGGAGATAGTGTCCATAGCACTGAAGAAACGTTCAAGTGTGCTTCAATAAAGTAATTTTTATTGAACACATTCGGTATGCTCATAGCATGCAGAGACATTGGAAACGTGAATGTGTTCCATAAAAGTTAACAAGTATGATTACTGTGACATATGAATAAATAGTCATATGAAGATACGTGATATATTAAACGAAATTAGCAATGCTGAACGAGCAAGACGCGCACGTTTATCAGCACAGAGCAAAAGAGCGACGACCACCAACACAGTTACCCCAGCACCACCAAGACAAAAAGGTGTTCCTGCAAATGTTCCTCCGCAGAGTTTTTATAAAAAAGATCCCAAAGCTGCTTTAGATGACGGGCCATTTGGTAGTCCTGAATTTGATCAATATAAAATTGACCCCAATGATAATCCAGAAGCGGGAATTGTATTGCAATTTGAAGTTGTAACTAATCCCAGAACCAAGCAAAAACAATTGTACACTTATTGGTCCAAAGATTGGGGTACATCATTTGACGGTATACGTCAGTTTTCTGATAGAATCTACCCAATAATCACACCCTATGGTGAAGATTTTATTGATTATCTAAAGTCACTGATTGAAAAACATAAAGCAGTGCATGTGGCTGTCAGCAAAGAAGCTGCTGCTCTCATGCCCAGGGATTTTAAGAATTTTGCCAAATGGGTGGAAAAGTATCAGGCCAAAGACCCCATTGGCAATCTTAATTTTGAATTTTTAGACAACAAAACTGATACAGTACCATCAACTGGGGTTATCGCAAAAGTGCCCACAGCAGCAAAAAATATTCCAAATGCACGTGATCTGGAACAAAAAGTAATTCAGCAAATTCGGGGCAACGCTACCCTGTATGCTACCTATGCAGCAGTGACTTCGGATGCTAGAAAATCTGCTCTGGCTGCTGGGGTCGAAGAGTTGCATGATACTGATGACCTGGATGCAGCACTAGATG